GCCTGCCTGAGCGGTTCTTCCGTGACCACGACCTGATCGTGGGGCAGGCCCGCACGCGCACGGACATCCAGTGGGCCGGCTACAACCCGTCGACCGTCGAGACGGCCGTTGAGCTGATCGCGGCCTTTCAGGGCACGTTCCAGTACAACGCCAACTTCTTCCGCGACGGCTTCATGCCGGACTTCGCCCTGCTCATCAAGGGCAACATGGCGCCGGAGGACATGCAGCGGTTCATGCAGCAGCTGCAGGACGCCGCGCAAGGCGTGCAGCGCGCGCACCAGCCCTTGGTGCTGCCCGTGCCCGACGGCGGGAGCGGCATCGACAAGGTCGACCTGAAGAAGACCAACGCGGAGATGGGCTTCGAGACCTGGCTGTCCTGCTTGGTGGCGCTGACCTGCGCGGTCTACCGCGAGGACCCGAGCTCCATCAACGCGAAGCCCTGGGCTGGCGGCGCCGGCGCGTCGCTGAGCGAGGCGAACCGCGCGCAGGAGATCGAGCTCGCGCGCGCCGATGGCCTGCAGTCGCTGCTCGGGCACCTGACCGACCACCTGCTGACGCCGATGGCGCGCCGGATGCACCCCGACCTAGTCGTGCGGTGGCACTTTGGCGAGATGGACCCTGAGCGCGACGCGAAGGTCTACCAGATCCGCACGCAGGTGGACCTGACGCCGAACGAGGCCCGGGTCTTGCGCGGCATGGCGCCCTTCCCGCCGTACTGGCCGGCCAAGGACCTGGGCACGCTGACCCCGGCGCAGCGCGCCGCGTTCGACGCGAACCCCATGAACCAGCTGCAGACCCCGCAGTTCATGGCGGCCATGCAGGCGCGGCAGCAGCCGACGCCGACCGATGACGGCTTCGGCGAGCCGCCGCCCGAGCCTGTAGCGCCCGCCGCGCCCGCCGCGCCGCCCCCGACTTCCGCGCGCCCCCCGGCGCCGACCCCCCTGGCCAAGGCCTCGCGGTTTGCGTGGCCGCTGGAGCACCCATGAGCCGCGACGAAACCTACAGGGGGCTGGCCCCTGACGCCCGCGTGGGCAACCCGGACTCCGCGTTCGTCGCGGTGGCGTTGTACTCCACCGACATGGCGGACCCGTCGTCGGCGCTGCAGCGACGCCCCGAGGGCTTCACCAACACCGAGGTGGAGTGGGCGGTCCTGCTGCCGTCCGGTGCCACCGGGGCGGACATCAAGCTCTGGCGGTGGGTCGACTTCATCGTCGACCGCACCAACGCGCGCCCGCACCCGGACTACCCGGCCGGCGCTTGGCACCTCGAGCAGACCATCGCCGTCACCTCGGCGTCGTCGTTCGTGCTCCAGTACGGCAACGGCCTGGGCCTGCAGTGCACCGTCGACAACATCGCGGGCTCGCCGTCCGGTAACGGCTTCATCGGCGTCCGCGGCCTGACGAAGCGGAGCTGACCATGCTCTTCTCGGCGATGCACAACCGCGGGGGCGCGCTCCCGCCGACCCCGCCCGATGCCGTTGGCCCGGTGCTGCTCGAGTTCGACGAGACCGGCGCTTCGGTGCTCGTCGGCTCGTGGTCGGAGTCGGTGACCGTCACCGTCGAGGGCGTCGACCAGAACGGCGACCCGGCGCCGGTGGCGACCGTCAGCGGCTCGGGCGCCGGACCCTACACGCTCGAGGTCGCGTCGGGCCTCGAGTCCGGCATGGTCTACGGCTACACGCTGACGGGCCTCGCCTCGTCCGGCAGCTCCGTGATCACCGTGGCCCTGTCGGTGGGCATCGCCCCGCTCACGGCGCCCATCAACCCCGCACAGGGCCCCCCGGAGCCCAGCGGGACCGCGACCGTCACGAGGACCTGGACGCACCCGGGCGCGCCGGCCAGCGGCATCACCTACACGCTCCGCGTGCGCGACGTCGCCACCGGCACGGCCATCACGCCGGTGTCGGGCTCGGGCCTGGGGCCCTACGTCATCCCCGTGTCCGACGGGCTCGGGGCGATGGCGCTCCTCGAGGTGACGCGCACGCTCGACGGCCAGACGGCCGCGCCGACGGTGCCGCACTGGATCGAGATCACCGAGTCGCCCGCCCTGTCCTGGGCGGCGCCGGCGGCCGCGGTCGTAGCGTCTGGTGTGACCTCGGCCACAATCACCTGGGCGACCCCCTTGGGCGGCGCGGGCGGCTACAACTACAGCGACCCCGGCATCGCCTACGACAGCGCCGGAGCGTCCTCGACGGTGACCCTGTCGACCTCCGGCAGCGGCGCGGGCGCGACCGTTGTCAGCGGCATGGTCAACGGCCAGACGGTGCTCCTGCAGCGCACTGTCACCGACAGCGATGGGACCGTGGTGTCGGTCCAAGGCGCTGCAACCGTCGCCGCGACCGCGACCGCCATTACCGCCGGCACCGCGCCTGCAGGTCAGAGCCTCGCCGCCGGGACGACGTCGGCGACCATCGGGACGTGGGGCGCCCCGTCGGGCGGGACAGCGCCCTATACCTACGTCGTCACCGAGCTTGGCGGGTCCGGCGTCACCATCAGCGGGTCCGGCCTGGGGCCCTACACCGTCGCGGGCCTGACCGACGGGGTCACCTACGCCTTCCTGCTCACGATCAGCGACAGCGCAGGCGTGCCACTGAGGGGCATAAGTGTCGTCACCATCAGTGTCGCTCGTAGCGCAGCGGCCAACGAGTGGGGTGTCGTTGACGAGCTTGACTTCACCGACGCCAACTGGACGGCGCTTTCATCCACTGACGCGACCGCCTCCACCGCAGCGTGGCAGCACACGCTGTATGCGTCGGACGGCACAACCCCACGTGCATACGTGCGGAACAACTCGACGCAGGCGCGCACGCTGTCTCTGAGCCCAGGTGGTAATGGGCTGGTTCTCGTCAACGGAACCACGACCGCTACCCCGTCTGTGGCGGTCTGGCCGGCTGGCTGGAACACGCTGAGGGCCGCATCACGGCGAGACGCCTGGTTGATCGAAGCCATCATCCAAGGTGAGGAGCCGTCTGGCTCTGGAACCTTCGTTCATGTGTTCGGGATCAGCACAAGCAGCACCAATGCGTCGCCGCTGACTGGTGCGTCGGCCCGCAACACTGGGTCGAACACGTCTTTGCGAGCGGCATCGTATATCTCCAGCTTTGCCGAGACGACGGTTAGCACCATCACCGCTGGCGCCACACGGCTCTATACTGCCGCCTGTCAGGTCACAATTAAGGACAGCCGACGACACACGGTGTACATCACACCGAATGTCACGAATTTTCAGGAGCCGGAAACGGGGCTGCGGGTACATGCGCAAACGGCGTCGACGACGATTTCCGCTGTCAATGCTGACACCCCAGCGTCGGCCGCGTGGTTTGACGGCACCATCGGTGGGCGCACCGCTTTCGTGCTGTTCCATGACGGCGTCGCCACATCCGGTTCGGCGGTTCGGTTGCTGAAGTTGCGCCTTTTGCGCAAGGTAAATGGGAGCATTTGATGGCCTTCAGCGCTGGATTCGAATGGAGTATTGCTCCGCCGCCCGAGGGGCTCGTCTCTGTGGTTGTGCGCATGACCCTGGCCGAGGCCAACGCCGCCGCGGGTCTGCTCGGGCCTGCGGCCCAGGCGGCGGCCAAGGTCACCGCTGGCGAGGCCCTGGCGTCTGCCATGGAGGCCGCCGTCGCGGCCGGTGACTACCCGGCGCCCGGGGCTGACGGCCCATGACCTGCCACGACCACACCCACGACGCCCCGCTCGCGCTGGCGGCCCGCGTGGTCGACGTCCTCGACGGCGTCGACCCCTGTGGGCTGCCCGACGTCTTCGCGGCGGTGGGTGATGGCCTTCACCTCGACGGTGCCGTGCTCGCGCTGGCTGTGCGCCCGCGCCCGTCGGCCTTCGATCCGCGCTTCCCGGAGCTCAAGACGCTGCTCAAGCTCGCGCGCCGGGCCTGGGAGCAGTACGGCGCCGCGCTCATCGAGGAGGTCCGCAAGCTCGTCGACCGCGGTCGCCTGTTCCCCTTCCACGCTGAAGAGCTGGCCGAGCTGGACCGCCTGTTCGCCGCGCACGCCGTGTCGCTGCGCCTACGGCTGTTCGGCGCGCCGCCGACCCCAGCCGAGCTCGAGTCCGCGCGCGCCGCCGGCGCCGTCGAGGGCGACCCGGGCGCGGCCGCCGAGCGCAGCGCCGTCACGCTCGCCTACCGGGCCGGCAAGCGGTGGGAGACCATCGCCGCCGCCGCGGCTGAGCAGGGCGAGCTGGTGCCGCCCCCGATGCCCGGCGATGAGCAGCCCGCCGAGCCCCGGCTCGACCGCGTCATCCGCGAGCTCGTCGAGGTGCCGCTGACCGCGCGCGACCGGCGGGCCCTGGACTACATCCGCCAGCGCGGAGCGATCTACATGCGGCGGCCCATCGCCACCGCGACCGGCGCGCTGCTGGGCGAGGTCTCCGACGCCTCGGGCGACATGCGGCGGCTCTTCCCCTCCGAGGAGAAGAAGATCCGCGACGCCGTCGAGGCCCAGGTCAAGGCCGGCGAGGGCTGGCGCACGCTGGGGCCGCGCCTGCATGACGCTCTCGAGGGCAGCCCGACGCTGATCAACGACGTCGACCGCATCGCCCGCACCGAGCTGTCCTTCGCGCACGCGCACGGCGCGCACGTCGCGCTCAGAGAGCGCCTCGACGCGAGCGGCCTGGACCCCGAGCAGCAGCAGGTCTTCAAGCTGACGCAGCCCACGGCGTGCTCTGACTGCCTGCGCATCTGGGGCCCGCACACGGCGCCCAAGCTCTACGCGCTGTCCGAGGTCGAGGCGTCATCCTTTGCCGGCGGCAACTTCGGCAAGCCCCGCGCGCAGTGGGGCCCGACCATCGGCCCGACGCACCCCAACTGCACGGAGGGCCCGTTGCAGCTCTACCGCCCCGAGATCGCGGCGGCGGTGAGCAGCACGCTGGCCCGCCTGCGCCGATAGGAGGGCCCATGGCCACGACCGACACCGCCGAGTTCCGCCTGATCGCCTACCGCCGCAACGCCCCGGGCGCCGACCCCGTGGGCGAGGTGGACCAGACGACCATCCTCAACGCCACCGGCGGCACGCTGGTCGACAGCTTCGTGCTCGGCGCCGCTGCGTCCGACCAGACGCTGGCCCTGCCCGCCAACACCGGCATCCTGATCGTCAGCAAGGACTACCCGTTCAGCGTCAAGCTGCGCTCGGGCGAGACCGCGCTGGCCGGGCTGATGATGTACCTGGCGGCCGGCAACGACGGCGGCACGCAGATCGTCGGCTCCGGGTCGATGCTGCTGAGCGGCAACGGCTCGAACGCCTCGCGGCTCGAGGTCTGGGCCGTCCGCGTCGGAACCTGAACCCCCACCGGCCTGGAGGCCACCATGAGCAACACCCCCGCCATCGGCACCAACCTGAGCTACGAGCTCGACAACGGCCCCGGCTCGCCCTTCGGCCTGCGCGCCCAGGACGTGCGCATCGCCGCGCGCCTGAACCAGCTGGCGAAGATGGTCAGCGGCAAGGCCACCATCGCCAACGGCGACACGTCCGTCGACGTCACCCTCGACGCCGCGCTCGACGGGAGCCCCGTGCAGCTGACCTTCGCCGAGTCGGCCGGCAGCGCGGCCAAGCTCTTCTACGTCTGGGACGGCACCGGGGTGCTCAGCATCACCGTCGACACCGACCCCGGCAAGGACCTCGACGTCGCCTACTTCGTCGACGGCCGCACCACCGCTGACCTGAGCTGAGGTTGCCCATGCTCCGCCTCCGTGATGACGTGCCCTTCATCGACGACGGTTTCGGTGAGGAGCGCCCGCTGCGCGAGGCGGAGGCCCGCGCGCTGCTCAAGGCTTGTGCCACGCTCAGCGTGGAACCGGTCGGGCTGGAAGAGCTCGACTTGGTCCACGTCGAGAGGTGGATCGCCGAGGTCAACCGCGCGCGGGAGTGGGCAGCCGGTGGGGCGCCGCCCGGGCGTGACCTGACCGGAGCTGCCGACGCCTGGGTGAAAGAGGTTCGCCGTGCGCGCGAGGCCGCGCAGGTCATCCGCGGCATGGGTGCGGGTGACCTCGTGAAGGCCCAGCGGTGGATCACGGCGCACCCGAACGGCCCGGGATCGCGGGGCATTCCGCTGCTCATCGAGGGCCACAAGGACGGGTCGGCGACCATCGTCGGCGGCGCCGGCGGCAAGCTCAACGGGAAGAAGCTCGGGGAGCTGAAGGCTCAGGCGTCACAGGGGCCCGGGCCCAAGACCCCGGCGCCAACCGCCGCGCCGGCGGTGCCCGCCAAGCCGCCAGGCCACACGCGAGGCAAGCTCCCGTGGATGCCCGGCAACGCCTCGCCGCAGATGAAGACGATGGTCGAGGTGTCCACCATCCAGTTTCGTCAGTCGTTGGAGCGCGAGAAGGCCATCAAGGCGCGGTTTAGCGATGACCACGTCGTCACCGACGCCGAGCAGGCCGAAATGGACAAGGCATCACGCGCGACGGATGCCGTGCGTCGGCGGCTGGCCGAGCAGTACGACACCCGGAACGCGTGGGTGCACAAGCAGGTCAATGACTTTCTCGACGAGGTCGAGGATGACGTCAGGGCAAGCCCACCGCCGACCGCCGCCGAAAGCCGCGCCGACGTCAAGCGCGTTCAGCAACTTGCTGCCGAGCTGAGGACTCAGCACAAGCTGCCCGATGCCCCCTCACCCTTCCCGCCCAAGAATCGAGGTGGCAACCTCGGCGGCTCCCGCCAGATGCCCCTCTTCAAGTCCGCCCGCTTCCTCCTCCCCATTGCCTGGGCCGCCCCGCTGGCCAAGTCCACGCTGGCCGCGCCGACCACCCCGGGCGAGGTCGTCGACCTCGACGGCGTCAAGGCGCGCTGGCGCCTCGCCATGTCCGGCGCAGGCGTGCTCGAGATCCCGCTGAGCACCGGCAAGGCCCTGCTCGTGCTGGCCGCCACTCTCAGCGGCGCCCTTGCCGCCGGCCGCGAGGAGCTCGCCCGCGTCCTGTCGGGCCTGGCGCCGCGCAACGCCCTCATCGGCCGCCCCGGGGCGCTGACCTCGGCGAGGAAGTAGCCCATGCCGGTCCCGCTGTTGCCGCCCGTCACCCCGAACCGTGACGAGCACCCCTTCGTGGGCATGGTGCTCTGGCGCGGGCTCGCGCTGGACATCGAGACCGCCGAGGGCGAGACCCGCCGCGGGTCCGGCTGGGAAGTCGTGATGCCGGCGCACTACGGCGAGGTGCGCGGGACCGTCAGCGCTCTCGACGGCGACCCTGTCGACGTCTTCGTGGGGCCGGCGCTCGACGCGCCGATGGCGTTCGTGGTGCACCAGAAGCACCCCGGCACGGCCGCCATCGACGAGGACAAGGTGATGATCGGCTTCGCCTCCGCAGAGGAGGCCGAGACAGCCTACCGCCGCGCCTACACCGCCGGGGGGTTCTTCCACGGCATGACCCGCTGGCCTGCTGACGAGCTGGCGGGCCTGCTGCGCGCCGGCGGCACCGTGCCGCGCCTGGACCGCCCCCAAGCCGTGCGCGACCGGCTGGCCCTGGCCGTCAACGAGCAGCGGCAGGTCATCGTGACCACGGACAAGGGCCCGCGCCCGGCCAAGGTCATCGCCTCGGGTGCGATGGGCCTGACGGTGCAGGTCGACGGCGAGACGCTCAAGGTGGCGCACGGCGCCTACACCTTCCTGGGCGACGAGCTCGGGCAAGAGGACGACACCTCGACGCAGGAGCCTGCGACCTGGGATGAGGACCTCGACTTCTCCGACACCGACTGGAAGCCGCCCACCAACTGGCGCGAGCTGACCGATTCCGAGAGGATCGACTTCGCTGCGTGGCGCGACATCGAGAGCGAGATCGGGGCGCGCTACCCGGCCAACTTCTCGAGCTCCACCGACGCAGGCAGCGCGCTGGCGCAGGCGCAAGCCTACCTGCGGCAGGCCGTCACCGACGGGTGGATGGACCGCGCCAACGTGGGCCACGCCATCGCCACCGTGCGAGAGGTCGCGCGCCTGCTCGCGGCGCCCCGCGGTGAGCTGCCGCGCCGCGACCGCGAGGTCATGCGGCGCGTGCTCGCCGACACTGCGGCCAAGGTGCTGCACCTAGAGGTCGAAGCCTGCCGCCGCGCCGAGCCTGACCGCGGCGCCCGGCACATCCACGTCGGCCTGATGCACCTGCTCAACATCCTCGACGCGCTGGACGTCGAGCCCGCGTTCAAGACGGCCGCCGCGCTGGCCTGGGTCAACCATGACCTCGGCTACACCCTGCCGATGGTCCGGGCCGGCGCCATCGACGACGCGCTGCACCCGGCGCTGAGCGCGCGCCTCTTCGCACAGTGGGCGGCCGGCTCCTGGGCCATGCGCGACGCGCTGCTGCCGCTGGACCCGTCGCTGGTTGCCAGCTGGATCGCCGGGCACGCCTCGACGCAGATCGACGCCAACGACCGGGTCGGCTCTGCGTTCCGCATCGAGGGCGCCACGCACCTGTGGGCCACCAAGGCGCTCGAAGACCTCGTGGCCCGACCCGCCGGCGCGCAGGCCGTCGCCCGCATGTGGGGCGCGCGGGGCCCGCTGGCGGGGCCGCTGCGGGGGCGCATGGTGGCGCCCATCGACCGCGCGGCGTCCGAGCTGGGTCACACGCCCCAGGCGCTGGGTGTGCAGGCGTGGGCTGCGGCGCAGATCGACGGCTACATCGAACCCCAGCCCGGCGGCCTGCAGGGTCACCTCATCGGCCTGGACTTCAACCCGGGCACCTCGACGCTCACCCTGCGCGTGGGCCCGTGCCAGACACGCGAGGCGCTCGACCGCGTGTTCGGCGCTGACGAGCCCACCAAGCAGGCGCGCCGAGTGTTCGGCGCCGCGGCGCGCGTGGGCGAGGACATGGCTGTCCCGGGCCCGCTGACGCTGGCAGTCGTCTGGACCGGCGACACCTACGACCGGTCGCCTGTGCAGCTCGAGTTCGAGCGCGCCCTGGAACGTGCGGGCGAGCAGTGGAGCGGCATCGAGGCCATCCAGGACGAGGCCGTGCGCGACATGGCCGCCTTCGGTTACGCCGACATGGGGGGATGATGCAGCAGCAGCGCCGCTTGCGGTTCCTGGTGAAGGCCGACGCGCTGACCGGCGAGGCCGCCGCGCCGGCCGTGCCGCAGTCGATGGGTGCCGCCGCGGCGCTTCCGGCGCCGACCGCGGGGCGCGCCCGGCTGCTGTTGCCCGTGCCGCCCGCGCCAGGCACGCCTGTGCGGGGCCACATCCGCCGGACCGCCGACGGGGCCCGCACGGTGCGCCCGCACGGCCGCAAGCCCGCAGAGCGCCGCCTGCCGCCGCCGCCGGCCGCCGGCACAGGTGAGCCCGCCGGCGAGCAGCTCGCGCTCACAGCGCGCCCAGACGGCGCCGAGGTGCCCCTGCGGGGCCCCGTGGCCCAGGCGCTCCCCTTCGCTCGTCAGGCCGCGCCGCAGCGCGTCTGGCGCCCTGGTGACGCCCAGGCCCAGCTCGACGAGGCCTGGGCGCTGATGGAGCCCGACATGCGGCGGGGCGTGATGCCCCCGCCCGCGTTCTGTCGGCGCTGGTTCGAGGCCGCAGAGCAGCTCGAGGCTGAGCAGCTTGATGCCGCCCTGGCTGGCGACGACGGGGCCGAAGACCGGTGGCACGACACGGCCGACCGTCAGCAGGCGATGATAGAGGCCTTGGCCGCCTGCGCTCCGCGGGCGCGCTGAGGAGCGCCATGCGTCTGCACCTGCTGCCCCGCGCGACGCCCGGCGACGGCCTCGAAGCGCTGGCAGAGGAGCCCTGGCGCCGCGCCGACGATGCCCGCTGGGTTGCGCACCGCCACGGCTACGACTGGGAGCTGCGCGTCGCCAATGACCTCGACGTGGTCATCGACGGCGCCGAGCCGCAGATCGAGCTGCGGCGCGACGGGGTGAGCCAAGGGCGGTTCACCCTGCAGAGCGCGGTCGACGTCGTGAACGGCTACCGCGCCACCGTGCGCGAGCTGCCCGTGGGCGGCCTCAACGAGCGCTTCGGCGAGGTCGCCAACCTGCGCGAGGGCATGCGCGGCTTCGTCCCGCTGCGTCCGGTCGACGTCAAGGCCTTCGCCATGGCGACCCGCATGCTGGCAGCGGCCTTCGCCGTGATGGTGGAGCCGGAGGCCAAGTGGGCCTGGGACCGGGCGATGAACCCGCCGCTCGAAGACGAGGACAACGACTGGGACGACGAGTGGACGCTGGGCGAGCTGCTTGACGTGCCGCTGGTCAGCCCCGACGGCGAGCCCTTCACCGAGGCGGACCTCGAAGCCCTGCCCATCTTCGTGATGACCCTGGCCATGCACGTCTGGGGCCGCGGCAACCCCGAGCAGGAGTTCGGCGTGGGCGGCGCCGGGCGCGGCGGCAAGCAGCTGCAGGCGGGCTTCATGATGCCCGAGTGGGCGTCGCTGGCCATCCTGGCCGACCGCCTGCTCAGCAACGCTGAGCTGCGGATCGTGCCTGTCGACAAGCAGACCGCCTTCGACTTCGTGAAGCGGCACCACAGCGCGCTCCCCGACGCGAACCCCCGGGGCTTGCTGTTCGCGCTGGGCGTGGCCCGCGGGGCCCGCTTGGTGGGTGTGGCGCTCTGCAACACCCCCTCGGGTCGGTACGCGGACCCGCACGGCGTCGTCGAGCTGACCCGGGTGGCGACCGACGGCACGGTGAAGGGCGCGGCCAGCAAGCTGGTGGCCCGGGTGCTCGACACCTGGCGCATGGCGGCCCGCGGCGCGCCGTCCAAGCTCGTGACCTACAGCCTGACCAGCGAAGAGGGCGCGACCTACAAGGCCCTGAAGGACAAGGGCCTGCGGCCGGTGGCGCGCGTCGAGGGGCGCGACCCAGCAGGCGCCCGCGGCGGCGTGTCGGGAGACCCGTCGCTGGCGCGCATCTCGAAGGTGCGGTGGGAGGCCGGCCCCGGCGCCGGGGCGGCGGACTGGTCCTTGGTTGCTCCCTCCCGGGACTGAGATTAGCACCACGGGCATGACGCCCGACCATCCCCGCTCCGGCGCCGCTCTGCTCTGGCAGACGGCCGGCCGCCCCGACGCTGAGCAAGCACAGCCCGTGCCGCCCGGCACGGGCTGTTGGTGGTGCGGCACGCCGATCCCCGACCGCGGGCGGCCGACGTCGACGCTGCCGGACAGCTTCCACGCGACGATCCCGCGCGGGCCGGCGGACCTGAGCAGCGACTTCCTGTGCCACGCCTGCGGGTGGTCGCTGTCCGACTGGGTGGCGCTCCCGCGCGCGGTGTGGGGGCCCCAACTCGCCGCCGCCCTCGACGGCGATGGCAAGGTGTCGCTGAGCCTGGGCGGCGACCGCGGCGCGAAGGCCTCCATCTGCCGGGGGCCCGGGTCGACCGTCTACGTCTTCGCGCGGCCGCCGCAGGGCAAGCGCGGCGCGCCGCTCGAGGCGGCATGGATGGCTGGGCGCGGCGCAGCGGCGACCGGCGACCTGTCCGCCATGCCGCCCGAGCTTGCGCTCCTGGCCACGCTCGATGAGGCCGAGGTCGGCGCGGCCATGGTGGGCAAGTTCCGCAACTACGATCACCTCGCCGTCAATGGCGAGTGGCACGCGCTCAAGGTGCAGCGGCCGGCTGATCGCGACCGGGTGCGTGCGCTGCTGCTCGCCCCGCCCCCGGGCCTGTGGGCCCTGTCGCTGGGCGATGGCCAGAAGCACTGCGCCTTCATGGCGCCGCTCAGCGATGGCCGCCTGGAGCTGCAGAGCGTCTACTGCGACGGCGCCGGCGTCGTCTGCTACGCGCCCCGGGACCTGGCGGGCCTGCTCGAGGCCGTCGGCGCGCTCATCGTGGCCGGCGCGCACCCCGATGAGGTTCGCAGCGGCCGCTACCGCCCGCGTGGCGACGTCACCCTGATGCTGGCGCGGGCGCGCTGGGATGCAGCCGTGGCCGTGTGGCGCGGCTCTGCGCTCTACGAGCTCGCCGAAACCGTGCGGCCCTCGACGGATGCACTCCGCGAGGCGGCCGCAGCCCAGGCGCCCCAGGCGGCGCCACAGACCCCCATGCCGGCGCCCGCGCCGGTGGAGAGCCCCGATGATCGAACTGCCGACCCCGGCCCTGGAGTACCTGGCCCTGCTGCCGGAACCGGAGCGGGCGCGCCTGCTGCTGCGCGGCCTCGTGCCGACCGGCCTGCTCAACGACAGCTCGGCCTTTTCGGCTGAGGTGGTCGCCCCGGCCTACTTCGGCGTGCTCGCGTGGCGCGCCGGCTACGTCAAGGGCAACCTCAAGACGCTCAAGGGCTACGAGGCCCAGGAGCGGCTGGGCCACCGCATGCGCGCGGCGCGCGGGCGCAGCTCGGGGCTTGAGGGCTGGGGCCTCGCCCTGCTGCGGGGCGTCGGCTGCCGCGGCGACGCGCTGAGCGGGCCCGCGGTGCTCTGGTGGCGCGAGGCGTGCGGCACGGCCGCGGCCGGCGCCGAGCTGGGCATCGACGCGTGGTCGACCCTCCGCGACCCCAACGGCATGGAGCAGGTCATCCAGGCGGCGGGCCTGCTGATCGACTGGCTGCGGCAGGTCAAGCGGTTCACCAAGGAAGAGGAGAACGAGGCATGAGTCGGCACAGTTACACTTTCGTCCTGGAGATCACGCCGACGTCGGCGCTCACCCACGGCGCCGGCAACAACGGCAACGAGCAGGAGCTCCACCGGCGCACCTACAACGTCTGCCGCGACGGCCGTTGGGTGCAGGAGAGCATCGCGTGCGTCTCCGGCGCGGCCATGAAGGCCACCATGCGCGAGCACGCGGGCCTGCTGTTCCTGCAGCTGGCCGGCATCGGTGAGCTCGGGCGCGACGGCCTGCGCCTCGTGTTCAAGGGCGGCCGCATGGAGGGCAGCGAGCGGGCCGCGGCCATCGACGAGGCGCGGCGCCTGCGGGACCTGTTCCCGGTGCTGTCCGTCTTCGGCGCCATGGACGGCGCCATGATCATGCGCGGCCGCCTGCAGGTTTCGCCGGTGGTGCCGTACACGGACCTCACCCGCGAGGCTGGGTTGGTGGACCTGGCCGGTGCCGAGGTCTTCCCCGGCATGGCGCCGCTGCCGCACCACATGATCGAGAGCCCGGAGCCGATCACCTACTACCGGCACGACCTGAAGAGCTCGCACGCCGCGGCGCTGCTGCCCGCGGCCGAGCGCAAGGCCATCGAGGACCTCGCCGTCGCGCGCAAGGGCAAGGCGGCCACCAAGGACGAGCGGCGCGAGGCCAACGAGAGCATGCCGCACGCGTTCCAGGCCATCGCGCCCGGCACGCCGATGGTGTGCACCCTGCGGTTGTCCGACGCCAACGAGATCGAGGCCGCCTGCCTGATGCTCGCGCTCACGCGCTGGATCGGCGCGGGCGGCTACCTTGGTGGCGCGTCGTCGAAGGGGCACGGCCAGTGCAAGGTGCGGATCGCCGAGGCGCGCCGGGTGGTCAGCGTCGGCGGCCCCGTGCCGGTGGCGGTCGGAGACCACGCCGCGCTGGTCAGCGTCGAGGGCGTCAACCCGGGCGCCGAGGAGCTCGCGCTCCGCTACGCCGAGCACGTCCGCGCCAACGCCGAGGCCATCCGCGCCGAGCTCCTGTCGTGAGGCCCCTGCAGGTCACGGCCGTGCTTGCCCAGCCGGCCGTGCTCAAGGTGCCCCCGGTGCTTGACGGGTTGCTGCTGGCCGGCGTGGCGCAGCTTGCATGCCGCGACCTGCCGGGCGGCATCATGCCGCTCGAGGAGGCCGACGTGCTGCCCCTGCCGTTGGCTCGCGTGGAGACCCCCGTGGGCTGGTGGTGGGCAGCGTCGCAGGCCACGCTGTGGGGGCGCGAGGCCGTGTCATGGGCCCACCGCCGCCACGCGGGCAACCTCGCCGAGCTGTTGGACGGGGTGAGGACCATCGACACCGGCGCCGGGCCCGACAAAAGCCTGCGCGTGCCGCTCTACGCGCGGGTCGAGATGATGCAGGTCACCTGGACGTGCATCGGTGACCCCGATGCTGTTGCGGCGGCGCTCAGCTACATCGACGGCATCGGCGCGCGGCGCACGCACGGCTGGGGCTGGGTGCGGCAGTGGATGGTCGACGACGACCCGAAGCAGCTGCAGCTCGAGGACTACGCGACCCGCCCGGACCTGCGGCACATCCCCGTCGACGCGCTCGACTCGCTGCCCAAGGGCCGCGTGCGCCTGAGCCAGGTGCCGCTGCGGCCGCCCTACCACCACATCGGCGCTGCGGTGCCATGCTGGCAGCAGGTGTCCGCGTGAGCCCCGACCTGCCGCCGCTCGGGGCGGAGGTCGAGGGCGCGCCGTGGGCGCGGCGCGTGTCCTGGGCGCTGGCGCGGCTCGACTGCGCTTGGGGCTCGACCCCTGCGCGCATCCTGCGGGGCGCGGTGGTGCAGCAGGTCGAGGACCTGTGCGGCGCGTCGGTGTCCTGGCACAACCACGGCGACGACGCGCAGACCTCGGCGCGACCGGCCGAGGTGCACTACCGCGTGCGCGAAGGGCGGGCCGAGCTGTTCTTCATCGGGCCGCGGGCCGCCGCCAACGCGGCGCTGCTCGGGCGCGTGCGCGCGCTGCGGCTGCCGGCCGGCGAGGTCATTCCGGTCGACGGCGTTGACCTCGAGGTGGGCGCCACCGACGCGCAGTGGCTGGGGAAGTCCTGGCGCCGCTACCGGCTGGTGACGCCGATCTTCCCGTCGTCGGTGGTCGACGCCCGCCGGCCGCGCTCGGCCGATGGCGCGGGCCTGCTCTACGCCTGGGCGGGGCACTACCTCGTGTCGTCGCTGGTGACCTGGATGTCCGAGGTGGGCGTCCGAGGCGGGTCCATCTCGCCGCACGTCGTGATCGAGCCGGGCACCCTGCGCGCGGGCGAGGTCAACTTCACGCGGCCGGCGCGGGGCCAGGGCGCGCGGGCGCAGGGGTTCATGTGCGACTTCATCACCAACGCCGTGCTGCCGTCCGGGGCAGCGCTGGGGGCCCATCGCAGCGAGGGGTGGGGCGTGGTCCATGCTCAGTCGTGAGGCGCTGGCCCCGTGGTGGGACGGCCCGATGCCCGACCGCGACGACTGGGCGGCGCGCTACCCAGCCCGGCAGGTCATGCTGCACACCAGGTCGCAGGCCTTCCGCCGGCGGCTCGACGCCGCCAAGGCGACGGTGGACCGCGCGCTGGGCACCACGCCGAGCTGGCAGGCCAGCGTGTCGTGCGGCAAGGACAGCACGGCCCTGACGCTCGTGTTGTCCGAGGTCTGCGGCGCGGTGATGCCGGTCCCGCTGCTGTCGCTGCGCGATGAGCTGTGCTGGCAGGGCGAGGAGCTCTACCTGCGCACGCTGGCCCTCCGCGTCGGCGCGGTGCTCGAGCTGCCGCGGGTCGACCTGGACCTGTCGAGGTCGCTGGACGCCTCGACCGACGATCAGCGCAAGGGCGCCCTGTCGGGCCCGTGGTTCGACGTCGCGACCAGGTCCCGCGGCGGTCGGTCCCTGTTCTGGGGCCTGCGCGCCGACGAGAGCAAGGTGCGGCGGGCGCTGCTGTGGGGCCGCAGCGACCTGTACCAGATCACCGACGGTTCGTGGCGGTGCGCGCCGCTGATGCTCTGGTCGGCGCTCGACGTGCACGCCATGCTGTGGCGCCACGACGTGCCCCTGCACCCGGTCTATGGGTGCATCGACCCGGGCGCCGACCCGATGAAGCAGCGGCACAGCTGGTTCGTCGTGGGCCTCGACACCTACATGGCCGCCGTGCACTACGCCTGGCTGCAGCGATGGTGGCCCGACTACTACCACCGGGCGGCCGTTCTCTGGCCGGACCTGCGCTCGATCTGCTGAGGCGGGATAGGCCGCGCCGCGGAGCCTGATGCAGACCGACCCGCTCAAGCTGCGGTGCCCCCGGTGCGGCGCCCCCATCTCCGGCGTGCGCGCTGGCCAGCTCACCCTGGCGAGCGCCATGCTGCGCGTCGAGGACGACGGCTCCTTGTCCCTGCGGTGCCCCGGCGCGCGCTGCTCCGAGGTCATCCCGGCGCCCTTCCTGGCCCTGACGCTGCCTGAGCCGCCTCCGGCGCCGCCACAACGACGTGTGCGCCTTGCGGTCCGGGTTGACGCGCTCCGCCAGCCGGTGTAGCCTCGGGGCAGCAGCCGCCCATCAGGGCAACGGCCCACCGCCTCCGTCACCTCGACGGTTCGGCGCGTGGGCCTTCTGCGTCTGGGGACCATGCAGAACGCCGTGCTCATGGACCTGCGCAAGTCCCGGTGGACGCCGACGCGTCCGCTTGGGGGCTGGCTGGCCACGTCGCACGAGCTGCTCCCCGACGGCTCCATGGTGCCGGTCGTGGACCGCGCGCAGCAGGTCTTCACCGCCGCGGCGTCTTCGGCGACCTGCAACGCGGACCCCTACACTGGTTGGGGCCTGTGGAATCACGAGCACCAGCCGGTCTTCGTCGGTGTGCCGACCTACCTCGAGTTCTGCGGGCCCAAGCACCCGCTGGCCATCGAGCACGGCAAGGTCGGCCTGTGGACCGAGGGGCACCTGTTCGATCCCGCCGACCCGCGGTCGTGGGAGGACTTCGCCCCCGGCCGGCCGGCGTCGATCTGGGGTGCGATCCCCAAGCCCGAGGGGCGCTTGGTGCCGACCGCGGCCGAGCTGGCCCAGGCCGACACCTACTGGCGCGTGGCCACCGCCCTGGAACCCACCGGGCGGGGCATCGGCTTCTCGGCGCACGGCGTGACGGCCGTGGTTGGTCGCGAGCTGCCGCGGGCCGTGCTGACGCAGGCGGCGGTCTGCATGACGCCGATGAACCCGCACGCCATGGCGCAGCCGCTAGCGCTGTCCGCCGGCGTCCACATGCACACGCCGCTGACCGCCAGCGACCGCGCCGACTCGAGGCGGCGGGCCGAGGTGGTCCGGCTGCTGTGCGCAACCAAGGGGTACTCCCCGCAGATGGCCGAGGCTGTTGTGGCGCTCGGCTGGAGCCAAGCATGACCACCACGCCAGCCGAGATTGCCGCGAAGGGGGAGAGCCACATGGGCGACCTCCTGCGCGGCGTGAGCGACGGGCTCGCCGAGATCGTGAACCTGCTCAAGGGCAAGGCCCCCGAAGCCGCTGAGGCCGCGGAGAGCGAGGCCGAGGAGGACGCCGAGAACGAGGAGGCCAAGGACGACGACAAGCCGGCCGAGGCCGAGGGCGACGGCAAGGGCGCCGGGTACGATGACCTCGAGAAGGCGATCATCAACCTCGACCCCGAGGGCAACGCCTACATCGACGCCACCAAGCTCGTGACCGACATGGCCAAGAGCCAGGCCGACACCGCGGCCACGCTGGCTGAGGTCAAGGCACTCCTGTCGAGCATGAGCGCCGAGCTGGTCGGCACCCGCGAGGACCTCGCCAAGGCGCAGGTCGAGATCGCAGCCCTGACCGCAAGCGGTGAGGCCACCCGCCTCGCGCTGGCCTGCATGACCGAGAAGGTCCTGAGCCCGATGGCCAAGGCGGTCATCGACCGCGACGCGGGCCAGCCCGCCGGTGTGGCGGCCAACCCCGCTGGCGCCGAGGCCCGCATGGGCGTCTCTGCCGGCGTCGCTGCGGCGCCGGCCTTCACGACTGAGCAGCTCGAGAAGGCGGTGTCTGAGGGGCGGATCACCGTCGACCAGCACGTTGCCTACGCCACCATCGGCGTGTTCAGCCGCAACAAGGCCGAGCACATCGCCGCGCTCGCCAGCCTGTCCACCCCCAAGGCCTGAGGAGGCCCCATGTCGATCCCTTTCAGCCACGCCGGCCTGCTCGCCCGCCTCGAGCTCGCGTTCTCCGACGCGAACGTCAACCTCGCCAAGTCGGTGACCTCGGACGGCATCGCCGTCGCGGTCCCGCAGAGCCTTGAGGACGTCGCCCACAACACCCTGTGGGACCAGAACAGCCCCAACGAGCTGACCCTGCTCAAGTCGCTGCCGAGCACCAAGGCGACCAAGGTCATCCACGAGACCGCGCGGATCACCAGCTACGGCCTCGGCAAGGGCAGCGGCTTCTTCGCCGAGAGCGGCCTGCCCAGCGTCAACACGCCGACGCTGGACAAGCTCAGCACCTACCTGAAGCTCCAGGGCATCGAGGTCGACACCACGATGCTGGCCGAGCTCCAGCAGACCGTCAGCGTCATGGGCACCAACAGCCCGGCCGCGGCGCACGCGGTGATGGCGCTGAACGTGATGCTGCGCCAGAAGCAGCGCAACATCGTCTACAGCGACGACAGCAAGGTCCGCGGCGGCACCGCCAGCCTGCGCATCAAGGGCATCATTCAGCAGATCCGCGAGGGCACCGACGGCACCTACGGCGTCGGCGTGGACGGCGTCTCGCACGTCATCGACATGCGCGGCCTGCCGCTGAACCTGCTGAACATCCGCAACGCGGTCGCCGGCGGTATCCGCAAGTTCGGCAGCATCAACAGCCTGTACATGGACGCCTCCGTGCGGCAGGACTTCGAGTCCAGCCTCGACGGCGCGGCCCGGCTCGAGATCCCCACTGGCAGCGCGCCCATCAAGATGGGCCAGCTCGTCGCGGGCGTGCAGACCAACGGCCAGATGGTGCGGTTCCTGACCGACAACACCCTCTCGCCCGACTGGTGCCGGCCGTTCTACAGCGACACCCTCGAGATCGGCGCGCCCACCAGCCTGGGCCCGGCCAGCGGCAGCGTGGCGACCACCACCGACGCCAACAGCCGCTTCGACAGCAACCCCGTGGGCGCCGGCGACTACTTCTGGGTGGTCACCGAGGTCATCGGCGAGCGCGAGGGCGCCGGCCGCCGCATCCCGGGCTCCGGCTACACCACCGTGGCCGTCGGCTACAAGGCCACCCTGTCGCTGACCCCGAGCGCCAGCAACGTGGAGAGCTTCCGCATCTACCGCGGGTCGGCCACCACCGGCTCCGGCGGCGGCCTGACCACCGACGCGCAGCTGATCGATGAGGTCGCGGTGCCGTCGGGCGCCTCGGTGTCCTACGTCGACCGCAACTACAACCGCAACGGCCTCGGCACCGCGCTGGGTCTGCGCCTGATCAGCCCGGCGATGACCGCGCTGGCCTCGCCCAACGTGGCCGACTACGAGGCCGCCTGGCAGCGCCGCGCGAGCTTCACCAACATGGCCGACGGCCCGCAGAACACGGTCACCGCCGTGCACCTCGGCCCGCAGTCCATGGTGATGGACCTCGCCAAGCTGGGCTTCACCGCCCAGCGGCAGCTCGTCGCGAGCGTGTACGGCGTGCTGGTGCGCAACCCGCTCCAGAACTACGTCTTCACCAACGTCGGCCGGCGGTCCTGATGTACGTCGAGCGCATCCGCAAGCCTGGCGACGCGACCACGTCCTACCGGACGATGCTCGGCAACGTCGTCCTCGACTTCGCCCTCATGGTCGACGTCCGCGGCCGGCATCTCCTTGCCGCCGAGGTGGCGCCTGGGGACGAGGCCGAGGTGCGGATGTGCGTCGGCGCCGCCGTGGGCTACCGCCTCGTCAAGGACGAGCAGATCGGCCGCAAGCCGGTCCGCTTGTCCGACGGCGTGGCAGCCTTCCGCGCTGAGCCGGGCCCGTCGGCGTCGCCGGCGGACCTGGCCATCGCCAACGGGTGGCAGCCCGAGGACCTCCACGGCACGAACCAGGGCGGCGACCCGGGGCCCAAGGGCGGCACAAGCCCGGCCACGGGCCTGAACCTGGGCCAGATGGCCATGTGCACCCCGCCCGCGGGCTGGCTGACGGCGCGCGCCGAGAGCTACCCGTGGCAGGTGCCCGGCTGGGTGCCGCCGCCTCGGTTTCAGCAGCCCGCCGTGGCGCCGAAGGTCGCCCCCGCGGCGCCCTCGGCGCTCGAGGCCGCGCCCGTCGAGGTCCTTGAGGGCGCGCGCGAGATCATCGCGCCGGTCATCGAGGCCGCCGAGGCGGTGGAGCCCTACCCGGACCGGGACGGTGCCGTCAGCGTGATTCTGCCGCTGTTCCCCAACACCAAGCGCCCGAGCGTGGCCCGCGTGCGCGCCGCCCTGGAGCGCGCTGGCCTGCCCCCGCTGTCCGACGACGACAAGCAGGCCAAGCAGCAGCTTGAGCCCCTCTTCCTCCACATCGAAGCCTCGCGAGGTGCCTGATGGCCGCCGTGGTCCCCCCCGTGTTCTTTTCCGACACCGTCCTGCGCCTGAGCGCCGCTGCCAAGGCCGCGCTCTTCAACGGGCTCAACACCCTTGGGTTCAACCTGGCCCCCGTGGTCGTTGAGCAGGCCGGCATCATCGCGCTGCCGCTGCACGGCGCCGACGCGTCGTCCGGCACCACCGCGACCGGCCCGTCGTGCATCGTCCCCTTCGCGTGCGAAGTGGTCCTCGTGCACCACAGCGCCATGACCGCAGGCGGCGCGACCGGCACCATGCAGGTCGAGCGCGCCGCGCTGGCGACCCCGACGAGCTTCAGCTCGATCCAGACCGCGGCCACCGACGTCAAGACCGACGTGACCAAGGAGGTGGCGGCGTCGCTGGACGACACCAAGAACACCTTCGCGGCCGGGGACCGCATCCGCCTCAGCGGCACGTCCGGCTCGGGCGGCGCGCTGAACACCCAGCGCTCCACCGTGTACCTCCGCCGCCTCTGAGGTCCTCGTGAGCCTGCCGCCGGTCCCGACGTCCTACCGCACCCTCGGCCTGACCTGCTCGGTCGCCGAGGCCATCGACCCCGTCAAGTGGCGGGAGCGGTACGCGTGGGGCGTCAACCTCGGCGGGTCCATGGACCTCAAGGCCGCACTCCGGCGCTGCGGGGCCGACCCCGCGGCGTTCGAGCGCTTCGTCGACGCGATCCCGACCCGGGTGATCTCCTGGCACCTGCGGTCGGCGCTGTCCGAGCTCGAGATCAAGCTCGGCATCCCCATGGGCATCCGGCGCTTCAAGTGCACGCCGCTCGACGAAGGCGTGGAGCACGGCCGCGACTACGACGTGCTGACCGAGCCCATCACCTACACGCCCAACGCGGCGCAGAACTACCTGCGGTTCGACCTCACCCCGAGCGTCATCAGCGTGGAGCGCATCCGGGGCGTGCTCTTCGGCAACGTGGTCTACGAGTGGGAGCAGGGCGGCACGGACGCCCGGATCGAGATCGTCGACCACGTCCGAGGCGAGGTGCGGGTCTTCCTGCAGCCGAGCGCCACCACCATCGCGCCCTCAGCCATCCCGGCGCTCGCGCCGGCGCTGGGCTACGGCCGCACCGTGCCCGGCTTCTGGCGGGTGGACTACACCTGCGGGCCCTGGGCCAAGTACGAGGGTCGCGACGAGCCTGGGCGCATTGAGCTGGCTCTGGCCGACTGGATCGGCCTTCACGCGGGCGTCAAGCTGTTGAGCCTCGCGGGCACGGCCGCCGGCGGCGGCATCGCGTCGGGCTCGCTCAGCATCGACGGCCTGAGCAAGTCCTTCGGCACCACCGCGAGCGCCATGTACGGCCTCAACAGCGCGTTGGAGGAGGTCTACCAGAACCACAGGGACTCCATCGACTGGAAGAGCCTGCGCGCCTACAAGAACCCCATGCGGGTGCTGCCGATGAACACGCGGAGCCAGGCGTGAGCGAGCGCGGCCTCCCGAGCGTCGATGAGGCCTTTGCGCGGCTGACGAGCTTTCCGCCGCTGCACCTCGACCCCGAAGAGTTCGACGCGTTCATCGCGCTGCACGGCACCTGCGGGCACCTGCGCCGGGCGCTGGTGTGCCCCTGCCGTCGCGCGGCCAGCGAGCAGCCCGCCGTCGACTGCCCCGACTGCGCCGGCGCGGGCCTGCTCTACCCGGCGAGCCTGGACGTCCACACGACGGCGTTGCTCACCAACCGCGACGCCAGCTCGCGCGCGCTGCCGGTGGGTCAGATGACCACCGGCAGCGTGGACGCGACGTTCCAGTCGACCATCCGGCCGGGCGAACCGCTCATTCCCGGGCGCGGTGACCAGTTTTGGCCCGAGGGTGAAGAGCACGTCGTGTCGCAGCTGCTGTACCGCGGCGGCATGCCGGACCTGACCGAGCGCCACGACATGGACTGGGGCCCCGAGCCGCCCCCAAGCCCGGTCGCGCCCGCCGAGGACCGGCTCCTCTACCCCAAGGTCGTGCGCGTCGAGTACGCCACCTACCGCGGCCCGACCGGCTCGATTGAGGTGCGTCAGGACGTCGACTTCGAGCTCATCCAGCGCGCGCGCCACACCTTCATCGCGTGGAAGCCCGGGCGCGGGCCCGACCGCGGCCGGGCCGTGTCCTTGCGCTACCGCGCACAGGCGGTCTACATGGTCGCCGAGAGCGCCCCGCGTGCTCGTCTCGAGGCCGGCGCGCTGATGCCGCAGCACGCGCAGCTGCATCGTCTCGACCGCTGGGGCGAGGAGGGCCTGCGCTGATGCCGATCCTGAGCGACGTGCGCATCGAGGGCGCGCCCCTGGACGTCGACATCGACCCGGCCAAGCTCTCCATGGCCATGGAGCGCGGGGCGCTCATCGCTGGCGAGTACGTCAAGCAGGTCTGGGGCGTGACCGCGCTCGAGCTGGGCGCGTTTGACACCGGCGAGTACCGCAACGGCATCACCGACGACGGGCGCGTCGAGGTCACCCGGGCCGTCGACGGCAGCACATCGGTGGGCGTCGAGCTCAGCGTCACGAACACCGCGCCCCACGCGAGCATCGTCGAGGAGGGCCACGGGGCCTATCGGCTCGCCGACAAGATCGACTGGGGCAACACCGGCGGCTCGATCAAGCTCGGCAAGGACGGCACGCCCTATCTGCACATCCCTTTCCGCCACACCGTGCCGGGCGGCGAGGGTGGCGGAATGACCAAGTCGGCCGCCAAGGCTCAGATGCCGCAGTCGGTGTACCAGCAGGCGAAGCGCCAGGTGTGGCGCGTGGCGAATAACGCGGGCCCCCAGCGCGCCCCGGCGCCCGCAGGCCAGCGCGGCCAGTTCCGGCAGCGGGACACCTACCGCACCGAGGACTTCGGCCGCGGCGGCACCAGCACGCGCATGCGGCGCGGGCAGACCTCGACGTCGTTCGCGCCCGACCCGTCGACCGGCGAGCTCGTTCAAGAGCGCCGCGGCGCGCGCACCGTGGCCGCTGGGCGCCGCGGCAAGGACCTGGTCAACCCGGAGTGGAAGACCAGCCGCTTCGAGGGCATGATCAAGACGGGTGGCCCGGGGCACACCCGCTACCTGACGATCCGCACCTTGACCCCCGACAGCGAGGGCTGGAACATCCCGGCGATGATGGGCTACTACGTCGCAGCGCGCACGGCCGCGGTCATCAACAGCGGGCCCGAGCTGGGCGACCTCTTCGGGCAGGCGGTCCTGACCGTGGTCGACCCGTCGGCCGCGCCCGGGGGTAGCCGATGACGGTGCGTCCGAACGGTGGCCGGTCGATCAGCACGCTGGCGCGCGCGCTCCGCGACGTGCTGTGGCGCGGCTTGGTGGAGCTCGCCAACGACGACGCCGCGCTGGAAGAGCTGCTCACCGAGCAGACCCGGCTGGTTGCGCCCGACCAGGCCGAGCGCGCCGCAGCCCTGCGCATCAAGTTCAAGCAGACCATCCTGGGCCCCGAGAACCGGCTGCGGATCACGCCCGGCTACCCCGCCAGCGACGCGGCTATGCCCGCCCTGAGCGTGGCGGTGATGACCGGCGGCGAGCAGCCTGACGAGGCCATGGCGGCTGACCACCTCTACTCGACCACGCAGCAGCTGGGCGTGGCGGTGGCGACGATGCCCGACGGCTCCGAGCAGGAGTTCCTCGGGCCGGCGCCCGCCGGCTACGAGTCGGTGCGGCTCGCCCCCGTGGTGGAGCACCGCGTGCGGGCCGGCACGCTGGCGCAGAGCGTCGAGGTGAGCGCGTGGTCGGTCAGCAGCGAGCTGTCCGAGGCCCTGTTTGCGGCCGCCCACCGCGTGCTCTTCGAGCGCAAGGGCTGGCTCATCGACACGCTGGGCCTCCTGTCGCTGGACATGGCCCACGGCAGCGTGGCGCCGTCGCCGCAGATGACCCCGACGCAGGCCCCGGTCCCCGTGCTCAAGGTGTCGGCGCGATACATGGTCACCTACACCGACCGCATCGGCCCGAAGCCCGGCGGCTTCCAGGTCCTCCCCGGCACCTTCTTCTGAGAGGTCCCCATGCCCTTGTTCACGACGCCCACGGGCGAGACGGTCTACATCCCCGGCGTCTACTCGCTGGTCCGCGCGGTCAGCGGCACGCCGACCCCGCTGCCCGAGTTCCACACGCCGATCTTGGTCGGCGGCGCGCCGCAGGGCATCCCCTACACGGCCAAGGCCGACCGGGAGGCGCACGAGACCTTCAACCCGTGGACCTACTTCGGCACCAACACCGCCGCGGCCGCCGTCATGGGGCAGGCCCGGGACGCCGAGGCCATCCAGGCCGCGGAGTGGGCCGCACGGGCCGGTCACGAGGGGTCGTTCTTCATCAACGCCTCGGCGCTGGTGCGCGGCAACGTCGTGTGCCCGAGCACGGGCCCGGTCGCTGAGCTCAACGTCTTCCCGCGCCTCTTTGGCGCGCCCCCGACGTTCATGAAGCTCAAGTGGACCTCGAGCGGGGCCGTCGAGGTCATCCCGCTCAAGCGCTTCACCGCGGTCACCGAGGCCTTCAGCTCCGGCACCCGCATCTACGTCGCGGACAACAGCTGGGCCGTGCCGGGCCTCGCCATGGAGCTTGGCGACAACGACACCAGCAACGTCGCCGCCGTCGTGGCGGGCACCGGCGAGGAGACCCTGGCCAACGGTCAGAAGCGCTACTGGATCGACCTCGCCAGCAGCGTGACCGTGACCCTGACCCTGGCCGACTTCCCCTACGCCGTCGTGTACGACACCGCGGCGTCCGAGACGGCCACGGGCATCACGACCACCGCGCAGTTCTTCACCTGGGCGCGCTACACCTCGCGCCTGATCGACTGCACCAAGACCGGCACCTACACCGGCGCCGCGCCGGTGGCCTACCTGTCGAGCGCGACCCCGCTCAAGCAGATCAGCACCTGGGGCACCGTGACCCCCGGCGAGAGCCCGGCGGCCACGGCCACCGACTTCGCGGACCTGATCACCCTGCTCGACGCGGGGATGTACAACGACTTCGCCTTGACCGAGGGCCGCCTCATGCGGGCCTTCTTCATCGGCACCAGCTCGGCGACGGCGCACGCCTCGTTCGGCACCTGGGCGCGGTCCATGCGGACGCGGCGCCGGCCGGTGAACGTCACCGCCGGGTGCGCGTGGGGCGACGTCGTCGTCAGCGCGAGCGACTCCACGTCGCCCGTCTACCGCGCCCGGGCGCTCAACAACCAGGACTTCTGCCTGGTGGCCAACGGCATGTCCTACCTCGGGTCCTACCTGACCCGGGCCGCCTTCGTGTGGGGCGCGCGGTGCGCCGGGGGCGTGGGCCACAACCTGACCAGCGACCCGTTCCCCATCGAGCCCGACGAGGTCACCTGGAACGAGGACGGCCTCGGCGAGATCACCAGCCTGACCCGGGCCGGCGTGGTCACCAACCGGCTCAAGTACCAGGCGCCCGTCGGCTACGTCATCACGCAGGGCCTGTCGACCTACCAGACCAACATCCAGGCCTGGGACACCGCCGCCAACGCCTCGTGCCTCGTCATGCAGCGGGACCTCGCCGACGCCGTCGACGCGGCCATGCTCGACGCGCTCGGCGCGCAGCAGGGTGCCGACGGGGTCGACCCGGACAGCATCCGGTCGGTGATGTTCGCCAAGATCGGCCAGGTCACCGACCGCGGCTGGCTGCGCCCCGGCACCGGCCGCGTGTTGTCGGTCACCCCCGACGACTCGGGCGCCGGCTACAACGTGACGTGGACCGGGTCGCCCCCGCGCACCGTCGACTTCATCGGCTCCACCCTCAACCTCCTGGTGTGACCCATGTCCTACGCTGACTTTCAGGCGCTTCCTGAGTTCCGCGAGAAGCAGTCGGGCGCTGGCGTCGAGATCCTCATCTTCGACGCCGCCAACCCGGGCGCGCCCATCATCGGCGCCGCCAGCTCGCTGAACGTCACCCAGGAGTTTGCCGTCACCCCGGTCGAAGAGGCCGGCAACGACGGTGTTGACGAGTTTGTGCAGGACCGGCACACCGGCCGAGCTGAGGTGTCCGCCTTCTTCACCCCGGCGTGGTCGGAGTCGGTCCCGACCCGCCAGAGCTTCATCGGCAAGAGCTACACCGTGATCGAGCGCGTGGCGCCCGGCCGCGCCGGCTCCGGCACGGTGCTCAGCGTGCTCACCAAGTGCCGCATCACCGGCGTCAGCGACGGGCACGGAGCCCGCGGCGCGATGACGACCAACCTGAGCTTGGTCTTCTCCCGCAAGTACAACGGCGCCGAGTGGGCCGCGGCGGCCGGGTCATGAGCCTCCCCGTCAAGGTCATCGGCACCCGCGTGATCGACGGCCGGGCGTTCTTTGTCACCCCCGCCGGGGGGTGGTCAGAGGACCCCGCCGAGGCGCTCGAGGTTGTGCTCGAGGGCGACCCCACGGTGCGCCAGCTGGCCGCGGCCGACCGCGCGGTGACTGCCTTCCTGGGCGGCTACCGCGAGCAGGCCGAGCTGACCGCGGTGCTCCGCGACCTGTACGCCGAGCTCCGAGACGAGTGCGATCAGCAGCTCGACCCGGGCCTTGAGGGGGAGGCCCGCGAGCAGGCGCGAGACCGCGTGTTTCGCTCGATCGACAGCCCGCTCAAGGACGCCTTCGTGCGCGCCCGCTCAAGCTCCCGCCGCGCCGAGTGGGTGGGGCGGTGGAACGCCTGCTTCATCCGGGGCCCCGAGGCGTGGCGCAAGCTCGACGCGGTGGTGGCCGACGACGCCATCATCGACACGCTGCGGGAGGCCTACGAAGAGGCGGCCGAAGAGCTCCGCGTGGGAAAAGCGCAGTCCTCCGGGCGCTGAGCGTCGCCGGCCTTCTGCCGGACCTGGAGGGCCTGCAGGACGCTTGGCTGGTCGCTCAGGCGCGCGAGCGCGCAACCTCGCTGCGGTTCGCCTACCGCCGGCGCTGGAACCTGTCGGCGGCAGACCCCGCCCTGCTGGACCTGTCCGAGTCCGAGATGATGGTCGACCTGCTGGCCGACCGCATCGCTGACGAGACGGAGATGGTGCGGCGCAACCCTGGCATCGTCGACGTGATGAAGCTCGCCGCCGACAAGCAGGCGCAGGCCGACATGACCAGCAACGCGCTGGCCTGGCTCAACGACCCGGCCACAATGCGGGCCCTGCGCGCGATAGGGGGCGGCGCGCCGGAGAGCCCGCCGGCGCCGCCGCGACTACGACTGGGGGGCGTGAATGGCTGAAACGACCCTCAAGATCCGCACCCAGACCGAGCTCGCCGGCCTCAAGGACCTGCGCGCCGAGCTGCGCGGCGCCAAGTCCGACGCGGACGCGCTGGCCGAGGCGCTCAACCGCGCCTCTGGCGGCACGGGCGGCGGCTCCGCTGCGCCGCCGGCCCCGGGCGCTCCGCCTGCCCCAAGCGGCTCGCCCCCGGCTCCGCCTGCGCCCGGCGGTGGCGGCGGTGGCTTGGGACCGCCCCCTGCCGGCGCTGGAGGCACCCAGGGCGGCGCCGCGCCCGCAGGTCAGCCGCCAGCACCCGCGGGACAGGGCGGCGGCCTGGGGCGCGCCCCAGCGCCCCAGCGCGAGGGCTCTGGCTGGCGTGACGCGGCATCGAGCCTCGCCCAGGGCGCGGCGGCCGCGGCCGGCTTCGGCCTCGGCACGAGCCTCATCGGCATCCTGTCGTCGGCGGCCTCGAAGTTCATGGAGCTGTCCGGCACGGTGACCCAGCTCGGGCGCCAGTTCCGCGACACGGGCTCCGAGGTGGCCACCTACGGCTACAACTTCGGGTACACGATCAGCAAGAACGCTGCCATCGTCGAGGCTCTGGGGCGGCAGACCGACGTCGTCACCCGCGGCGACTACGGGCGGATCGTGGGGTTCGCGCGCGACCGCGGCCTCGACCCGCAGACCGCCGCGGCCACGCTCGGGCGGATCGGCACCCTGTCGGGCGGACCGATGTCGAACGCCGACATGGCCCGCCTCGCCGGCCGCGCGACCATTCAGGGCATGGGGCAGGGCCGCCTCAGCGAGTTCCTCGAGTCGCAGACGACGCTGGCCGAGGCCATGTTCCGCCAGACCGGACGGGCTGACCTCGATCAGCTGGCGGCGCTCACGCAGATCCCCGGCATGGCGTTCGGGCCCGGCGACGAGCGCGGCCGCGGGCGCTCGGCCGCAGACCTGCTCGGGCGCCTGTCCGAGGGCATGCGCAACCCGGCCACCGACGTCTTCCGGCTGCGGATGATGGGCTACGGCGAGGAGGGCGGGCCCGGCTACATCGAGGCGCAGAAGCGCCTGGAGGCGGGCGCCTACGACCCGCGCAACATCGCCGACATGTTCAGCGGCTTCCAGCGCATGGGCCTCGGGCGCACCGCGTCGTTCCAGGCGCTCAAGAGCGCCACGGGCGGCGCGCTCAAGGCGCACGAGCTCGAGGCCATGGTCGACCGCTTCGGCACCGCGGAGGGCCTCGCAGAGCTGCAGGCGGTCATCGCCGGCGGCGACCCGGCGGCCATGCGGGCCTTCATGAGCGACATGAGCGGCGGCGACCGCGCCCGCTTCGAGAAGGGCGGGTTCAGCGCGCTGGGTCGCGCCCCCGGTCGCATCGGCGCGGGCGAGGGGTTCGCTGTGGAGACCGAGGCGATCCAGATGGCCCTCGGTGGCCCGGCGACGACGCTCATCATGGGCCTGCGCGACATGGCGATGGACCTGATCAAGACGCTGGGCAACCTCACCGGTTTCCGGGCCAGCGACATTCCCGGCATGATCAACGGCCTCACGTCGGCACTGACCAACCTTACCGGCGCCATTGAGTCCGGCACCCGTCAGGGGTCTGAGGCTCGGTCAATCATCGAAGCCCCCGCCACCATGATGGGGCCCATGGTCGACTACCTGTCGGCCAACCCAATGATGCACGAAAATGTCGCGCGGGTTGCCGGTTCACAGGTGTCGCGAGGCCTTGCCCCATTGGCTGAGATCGGCCTGCGCACTGGCACGATGGGGCAGTCGTTCGATCAGGCTGTGAGCTCGATGGGTCTGCCGACCTTCGGGCCGGCCGGGAGCGGCAATTGAGCCTCGGTCGGCCGCACGTCTGGCTCTTCGCCGCCGACCCCTTGGTGGGCAAGGTCGACATCTCGGGCGAGGTGTTGGCCTTCCAGGTGCAGAAGGACGTCGACGGCCCGGTCGGGACGTGGTCGCTGCGCGTCGCGCCGCGCACCTCGGGGCCCGCCGACTTGCCCGGCAAGGTGCGAGACCAGTTCTGGTGGCTGCGCGCGGTGCAGCCCAACGACGTCGTGAGCATCGGCTTTGACCGCCCGGGCGGCATCACGCTCGGCATGGTCGACCGGGTGAGCATCGACCGTCAGCAGTCCGTGCGCAACGGCGCCGGCACGATGTCGGTCGCGGTCACGCTCACCGGCCGCACCATGGGCAAGCTGCTCATCAACGACCACATCGTGCTGAGCACGGTGCTGGGCCCGACGCAGGCCGACTTCGAGACCAAGATCGCCGACTCGCTCGGCGCCGACCACCCCCTGCTGCAGATGATCTACGGCCTGCGCGGCCCCGCCCGCGGCGCAGAGGGTGACGAGGGCTTCACGTTCCTGGGCGCCGAGGTCGGTCAGGCCGCGGCCTTCGCGCTGCGGTTCGGATCGACCCTGCAGGTGCCAGCCCTGCAGGATGCCTTCGGCGCGCCGGGCCCGTCGCGCTCTGCGGCCACGGCTGAGCAGATCATCGACGCGGAGACCTTCATCGCGCCCACCGACGTCCGGCT